ATTCTATTTGGCGCTGCTGTTCCTTTTCTTGGAATCGATGTTGTCGGCTCAGTCGTGGGTCTAGTAAAGCAACTTGGTGGAGAAGGTCTAGTAGGTTTAGCCGCAATTTGGGTTTTGTGGGGTATTTACACTAAAGCGTAAACACTTGACAAATTCAAAATGTATGGTATAATTAGAGTAAAGGGTGAAAAAAAGAGGTGACGGCCTCTGGATGTACTGATAACAATTTCCTCGAAAGCGGAGATAGTCAGACAGTTCACGGATGGTGCCGAGGCTACCCATTTGGTAACAAGTGGGGGTCACATCCCGCATACTCGCGGGGGAACTGGTACGGAGGGTAATCTACGAAAAAGGTAGCTTGTTCCCCGATGTTGTAGGTAAATCCTAATCCTTCCATTCACTCACCCTTTTTCTAATTTATCATGAATAATAATTGGAAAATTGAAGAAAACGAAATGAAAACACAATTTAAGTTAACAGTAAAGGACTCTGGTACGTATACAGCAGATTCGTTTACTGAACTAATTTGGATAGTTCTCAAGCATCGTTGTCAACATGTTCTCAAAGGAGAAGGTTGGCGCGATTAGGAGTGCATCATAGTGATGACTCCGTAATGGAAGCCGGTCGCTTCCGCGAAAGAAGGACCGGTAAATTATAAACCTCGCTTTATAAGGAGGAATTATGGTACAATTTCGCGCATCACATATGCCCATGAATTTTGGGGATATGGAAAAGGCTCTCGGCTTTACTGTCGGGTTTGATACAGTATTTGATCGTTTGTTTGGAGCATTAGATCGTCCAAACGCGTCCCACCAAGGTTATCCACCTTACAATATCCGTAAAGACGGAGAAACAAAGTATTTCATCGAAATGGCCGTTGCAGGTTTTTCGGAGGAAGACCTTGAAGTTGAATTGAAAGAGGGAGTTCTCTCAGTTAAATCTAAACATGATGAGGATAAATGGAACGAGTATGAAAAATCTTATGTTCATCGCGGCATTGCCAAGAGAACATTTGAAAGAAATTTCACTCTTTCTGATGATGTTATTGTAAAGGGGTGTGGATTAGTCAATGGTTTGTTGACTGTAGAACTTGAAAGGGTGATTCCTGAAGAAAAGAAATCACGCTCGATTCCGATTGGAAAATCTGAAATTAAACAAGTCAATTAATGATGATGCGCCCACTAGTACTCTGTATTAGTGGGCTCTATATTTTGGGGATATATGAAAGAGAAAAAAGAACAATCAGCTAGTATGATGTTTTTGGACATGCTCATAAAATCAGGACATACACCAAAGGCAGTAGTAGTGGCCAATACAGAAAAAAAAGAAGAACTATATAATACAGAAGAGGAAATTAAAAACCTCACATTAGGAGAAAAAAATGTGTAATAACGAACATTGTAAAAATGAAAACTGTACTTGTGATCCATGTGAATGCACAGAAGAACAATGCTGCAGTGAATAATTAATTAAATTGGAGAATTATTATGTTACCTTTATTATTATTTAATGTTATTGCTAGTCTTGTAGTAGACAAAGTAACTGATTTAGCAACTGAACATGTGGAAAGTATGATAGATGATATTCTTCCAGAGAGTGCAAAGAAAGAATTAGATAAAGTTATAAAGGCCGACCCCACGCATCAATTCACAAATGCCAAAGATGCATTGATGGGAGCGGTTGAAGGTAAGGTGGCTATACTTAAAGCTGATGGAACACTTAAACCAATTGAAATATCATTTACAATTAAATATGATCCAACAACTGGATCAGTTGATATAGATAAACAATAAGAGGAAATTATGCAATTGTCAAAGAATTTTTGGCTCAATGAAGTAATTAAAAGTCCAACCGCAGATCGATTTGGGATATCAAATCAACCATCAACGGAACATCTCGTAAATCTTACAGTAGTAACGCATAGTATTTTACAACCAGTGCGTGAAAAATTTGGAGTGATCACAGTCAATAGTGGTTATAGATCCCCGACCTTAAATACTAAAGTTGGCGGATCCAAAACCTCGCAGCACTGCAATGGTGAAGCTATTGATTTTGAACAATTGGGAACATCTAATCCATCAGTAGCAAAGTGGATTACTGAGAATTTAGATTGGGACCAAATAATTTTAGAATTTTATATTAAAGGGCAACCAAACAGCGGATGGGTACATTGTTCATACAAAAAAGATGGTTCAAACCGAAGAAAAATACTAACGGCTCTGAAGTCAGCAACGACAGGAAAAGTTGTTTACAAGCCGGGTTTTGTATTGTAATAGCAATTGGGATTAAATTATATCTTCAATTTTTATTTACTATTGGCGCTTATATGGCGAGATCGTGGGTTGACAAACACATAAAAGTGTGTTATAATAGATTAGATAGTATTAAAAGTGATTACGATAAGCCAACCCGAAACCAATGGTATAAATAATGCCCAATAACACATTCTACACCAATGTAGCATGTCTCGGCAATTTTATTTTAGAAAGGGGCGTTGAAGATGGACGCCCTTTCAATGTGAAGCACGAGTTCAAACCTACCTTATACATACCAACCACAACTAAATCTGAATGGAAAACTTTAGACGATAAGACTGTCGGTCCTATCCAATGGGGTTCTATTAAAGAAACTCGCGATTCCATGAAAAGGTATGAGAACGTAGATAATATGGAAATCTATGGTCATACAAATTATTCCTATGCTTTCCTAGCAGAGAATTATCCAGAAGAAATTATAGACTATAATTTAGAACACATTAAAGTAATGTATATTGACATTGAAGTTGGTTCAGAAAATGGTTTTCCGAATCCTCAACGTGCCGATGAAGAAGTAACAGCAATTACAATTAAGATAGATGATAATATTCAAGTTTGGGGTTGTGGTGAATTTGTACATACAGATAGTGTACGGTACAACAAGTGTAGTGATGAACGACAATTATTAGAACAATTTGTCATGTACTGGCAACAAAATTGTCCTCATGTAATTACTGGTTGGAATACTAAAACATTTGATACGCCGTATTTAGTGAATCGAATTCGTAAAGTTTTATCTGAGAAATGGGTAAAGAAACTTTCTCCTTGGGGATTCGTAAAAGAACAGAAAACTTTTGGTATGGGTGGTCAAGAACAACAATCTTATGAAATCTATGGTGTTGCGGAGATTGATTACTTGGAAGCATATAAAAAGTTTACTTACGTAAATCAAGAATCATATCGATTAGATCATATCGCCAATGTAGAGTTGGGTGAAAATAAATTAGATTATTCTGAAGTAGCAACACTTCATGAATTGTACAAAACAGATTATCAAAAGTTCATAGAATACAATATTCAAGATGTTATGTTAGTTGATCGTCTTGAAAATAAGTTGAAACTTTTGGACATGATTATGTCACTTGCATATTTGGCTAAGTGTAATTATACAGATGTATTTGCACAGACAAGGATGTGGGATTGTATTATTTACAACCATCTTCTAAGGGAAAAGGTTGTGATTCCCCAAAAGAAAAGAGAACACAAGGGAGACGCTTATGAAGGTGCTTATGTAAAATCATGTCAAAAGGGAAGACATGAGTGGATTGTGAGTTTTGATTTAAATAGTTTGTATCCTCACTTGATCATGCAATATAATATTTCACCAGAAACTATCCTTGGTACATGGCAAGATGATATTGGTGTACAAGGATTATTAAAAAGGGAATTTGATACAAGTGTCTGGAAAGAAAAGGATATAACGGTTACTCCGAATGGGTCAGTTTATCGAAGAGATAAACAGGGGTTTCTTCCTAAGTTAATGGAAAAGATGTATACTGATAGAGTCAAGTATAAGCAATTAATGTTGACTGAACAGAAAAAAGGAAGAAACGCCGATCCCAATAAATTATCACAGTACTATAATTTTCAACAAAATTTAAAGATTGCTCTCAATTCAGCATATGGTGCAATGGGGAATCAATGGTTTCGCTATTATGATGAACGAAATGCTGAAGCGGTTTCTGTTGCTGGCCAATTGTCAATTCAATGGGCTGAGCAGACAGTTAATAATTATGTTAATAAAATATTAGGTACAGAAAATGTGGACTACATTGTTGCTAGTGATACTGATTCTTTATATGTTTGTCTTGATACTCTTGTCACTAGAGTTGGTCTTACCGATAAGCAAAAAATTGTGGAATTTTTGTGCAAGGCTTCTGGAAAAATAGAAGAAGTAATTGATAAATGTTATATTGAACTTGCTGAATATGTAAATGCTTATCAACAAAAAATGGTAATGAAAAGAGAAGTCATTGCTGATGTTGGTATTTGGGTTGCTAAGAAACATTACATTTTAAATGTACATGATTCTGAAGGAGTTCGGTATGAGGAACCCAAACTAAAGATCATGGGCATTGAAGCGATTAAGAGTTCTACACCGGAACCATGCCGAAAATCCCTTAAAGAAATATTTAATATAATTATGACAGGAACAGAAGACGATGTTATCAGTTATATTGAAACATTTAAGGAAAAGTTTTATGCATTACGTATGGAAGATGTAGCTTTTCCTAGATCAGTAAAAGGGCTCAAGAAGTACAAAGATGCAGCGACAATCTATAAGAAGTCTACTCCGATTCATGTGAAGGGGTCTTTGATCTATAATCATATGTTATCAGATAAAAAGTTATCAAAGAAATATCCAAGAATTCAAGAGGGAGAGAAAATAAGATTCGCATATTTAAAAGACCCAAATCCTGCGGGCGATAGGGTTATTGCTGTTTTAAATACTTTACCAAAAGAGTTTGAATTAGAAAAATATATAGATTATGAGACACAATTTAGTAAATCATTCATTGAACCATTAAAGGGGGTATTGGATGTAATTGGTTGGGATACTGAAAAGAGATCAAGTCTTGACAGTTTTTTTGTTTAATGAAAGAAAAATGAAGAAATGAACTACAAAGTAATTGATAATTTTTTAGATGAAAAATACTTTAACAGTTTGGTATCTTTTTTAGAAGAAATACCTTGGTTTTTTCTAAAAGAGGTTGTGGCTGGCATACCCGAAAATAAAATATTTTTACTTTATCATTTGTTCTATGCACAAAATGTACCAAAAAGTGCTCATTTTGATATATTAGTTCCGTTATTACAGAAGTTGGGAGTCAATTGTTTGATGCGAATAAAAGCCAATCTTTATCCAAATACAGAAAAATTACATGAACATCCAATGCACAGAGATTTTGAATTTTCAAGTACTACTGCCTTATTATCATTGAATACTTGTGATGGATATACTAAGTTAAAAGATGGAACAAAGATTGATAGCATTGCCAATCGTATGGTAATTTTTGATTCAGGAGAGGAACATTGTTCAACAACTACAACAAATGTTTCCGCTAGATATAATATCAATATAAATTACATTCAGACTGATGAAAAATACTGAAAGGAAAATATGGCAGGATCAATACTAGTGAGATATGCTAAAAAATCATATCGTCAATTAGAAAAAGAAGAAGGGGAACATGCTCAGATGAAAAAATTAAATCATTCTGTAGAACTTGTTCCCGGATCTGAAGTAGTTAGATATTGTGAAAATCATGAAGAAGCAAATAGATTTGCACAAAGTATGCATGAACACGGACACCACGTTTTGGAGGTAAGAGATGAGTACGCATAAAATTGTTAGAGAATATCGCGATTGGCAAATAAAAGACCTATCGGAATTGAGGAGTTGGTTATTTAGACAAAAATGGAAAGAACATTGGGAAAAGAATAAACAGGCAGAACAGGAGTTTGATAAAAAGATTTTAAAGATTGAAGCGGAACTGGCATTACGAACAGAGGGTACAGAAGGAAGAGAAAAAATTTCAAGAGAAGAAGTAGAAAAAGTTACTAGTCGAACACTCGATGGAAATTATGGAATAGAAAAAGGAGTAATAGGATGAGTGAATATTTTGATAATTTATTAAAAGTCACAGGTAATGAATATGGATCAAAAGTATCTGATGGCATAGAGGCCGGTGATGTTTCAGGTTATATAGATACTGGTAGTTACATTTTAAATGCATTAATTTCGGGAGATATTTATGGAGGAATACCCACAAACAAAATTACAGCATTTGCTGGAGAAACTACAACTGGAAAAACCTTTTTTGTCTTGGGCATTGTCAAACAGTTTCTTGCAGACAATCCTAGCGGCGGCGTTCTTTATTTTGAGTCTGAATCTGCACTCACTAAACAGATGATTGTAGCTAGGGGGATTGATCCTGAACGGATTATAATGCTCCCTGTCACAACGATT